GGAAGGTATTAGAGTGGGCCGTCAAGAAATCCGGTTTCAAAGAAGAGATCCGCAAGATTCTCAAGTCCTCGTTGCTGTACGGCATGGGCATCGGCAAATGGGGCTGGAGCATCAGCACCGAGAAGCAGAAGAAGTACACCAAGGAAAACAACCAGATCATAGCGACGACTGAGCCAGCTACCAAGTCGGTTCCGACGTTCGAGTACTGCGAACTCGGCAACACGCTGGTTGACGCTGCGCTCCGCTCACACGACATCTGCGACGCCAAGTTCGTTGTCCGGCAGAAGTTCATCACCGCGAACGAACTGGACGAACTGCGCGAAGACGATACATACAAGAACGTCCCGACGCGCGAGCAACTTCGCCAAATCTTAGCGAACAAAGAAGAGTCCGCTACCGACAGCATGTCCGCCACCAAGACCGAGACGTGGCGTCAGCTTCAGGCCGACCGGCAGACGAACGAGTCGTCAAGTGACCCTTTACAGCAGCCTCTCGAACTGCTCGAATACTGGACTGAAGACCGCGTTATATGCGTCCTCCAGCGCAAGATCGTCATTCGCAACGACGAGAACGAACTGGATAGGCTGCCGTTCGTCAGTTGCGCCTACATCGACGTACTGAAGGCGTTTTACGGTTTAGGCGTCGGCTCTCTTTTGGAAGGCGAGCAGCGCCTAGAAGCCGGCGTCGTGAACGCCTGGCTCGACTCGCTGAACCTGTCGCTCTCTCCAGCGTTCCACCGGAAGAGGGGCGTCGGCCCATCCTCGCAGAACATCAAAATCTCGCCGGGACGTGTGGTCAACGATGACGGTGAGTTGGCGCCTCTCTCGGTTCAGAGCGTCACCGCCGAAGCACTCCAGGCGATTCAAAACTCAGAGTCGCGCGCACGCCGAAGAGTCGGCGCGAACTTCGGACCCGATATGCCAAACCAGGCTATGCGGACGGCCGAAGGTGTGCAGGAGTTTACGGCGGGTATACAGGTTCGCACCCAATACTTCATCGAGCTGTTCGCCGACTTCGTATTTGTGCCGGTACTTGAGGCGTTCGTCGGCTTGGCGAAAGACAACCTCACGCCCGACAACATCAACGACATTTTGGAGGAAGACGAGGGCCACGCCTTCGACGACGATCACCTGAGCATCTACAACGGCTCTTACGCGATCGAGGTACTGTCCTCTACGAAGCTCGCCGCCAAGCGCGCGATGGTGTCTCTGGTTCCGACGCTGATGCAGTTGTTCTCCGCGGCCCCGGTCCAACAGGCGTTGGTCGTCCAGAACAAGAAACTGGACATGGCCGAGTTCCTCGACGAAGTTATTGACCTTACGGGTTGGGACGCGCAGGACTTGATCGTGGATATGACTCCTGAAGATCAGCAGCGCGCCATGCAGATGAACCCCGCCGCCATCAAGATGCAAGGCGACATGATGCTCGAAAACCAGAAGGCGCAGAACGCACAAAGCCTGGAGCAGACGAAGGGCGATGTCCGCGGTGGCATCCAGGTTGTCAAGCACGTCCTCGACCAGAGCGGCCAGCACGACCAGGAACAGCGCGGCATGTTGAGTCAATTACTCTCAGCGCCGCAAGCCCCGCTCTCGAACCAGCCGCCTGCCAATGGATAACGCCGTAGAAACCGCAAAAGCCCTGGCGATCGTACGACAGTCGCGGTCGCCCGGCTTCCGCGAGTTGGTTGCGCTGCTCGACGATCTGGCGACCGCCGCAAAGGAAGAAGCGTTCAACTGTGACGACGAATCCCGCGCTGTGCGCCTTATCCACGAAGGCCGCGGGGCAGCGGAGTTAGTAACCAAGTTCAAAGCACAAATCGCACGTCTTGAGAATGACGTGCTGGAGCCACATGGATAACAAAGACCCCGAGACAATGAATATGGACGAGCTTCGCGCGCTGGCTTTAGAGAACTGGGAGCAGCCGCAGGAGCAGCCGACGCAGGATCAACCCCGCGATGACCAAGGGCGTTTTACTAAAACAGAGCCCGAGGAAGAAGTCGTTTTCCAGCGCGTCATCGACCTGGGCGACGGCTCGGGTACACAGGTCTTCGAGGGTAAGACGCTCGAAGAGTTGATCGACAAGCTGGCGAAGGCACAGGAACACGCCACGCGCAAGATCCGCGAACAGGCACACACGTTAAAAGAGCGTGAGAAGCCAGCCGTCGAGTCAAAGCCGCCCGCGCAGATGACCGAGGCGGAAAAGTTTCTGCTCCAGCAGCGCATGTTGACCGACCCGCAGTCCGTCATTGATGAGTACGTGACTCGCCAGGTTACAGAGTTGGAGCGCCAGCGCGAGGAAAAAGCAGCCGAAACCGTTCGCAGGCAGGAAGCGATTGAGACAGCCGCGCAAGCGTGGGTTGACTCCACTCCTGACTATTTCGCCAACGAAAAGAACGGCACCAAGATTCAGAAGTGGCTTGTCGTGAATCAGCTCGATCCGACAGCCGAGAACTTCCAAAAGGCTTTTGAAGACCTGAACTCCAGCGGATTGCTTGAGCCCAGGCCAGCAGAAACGACCGCTGAGACGGTAGAAGAGGCGCCCAAGGTGAGACGGATTGTTGAGCCTACGGTCGCGACGACTACGGTGCGGCGCAAAGTTGTCGGTGGACTCTCCACGAAGCGCTCCGCGCCCGTGGAACAGGCCGCACCGGGACTTACAGAAGACGAGCTTTACAAATTGCCAATGGATCAACTGGAACGCATGACGATCCAGCATTGGCAAAACAGGAACTAAGCGATGGCATTTCCAGCAGCAGCGTCAGTCCTTTCTTCCGGCCTGTCGGGCTATCCGAATGTATATTTCGATCGCACCGCAGTTGCCGCAATTCAGTCCAACCTCGCACTTTATCCCGCGCTCGACCTGAAGACCATGCCGGATCGCTCCGGTGTTGTGATGCAGATTTTCGATCACTCGAAGATGGCTGCAAACACCACGGCGGTCACCGAAGGCACGCCTTCCACCGGTCAGACCATCACGCAGAACAAGACTTCGATCACCCTCGCCCAGTATGCCGACTACATCAGCATCTCGGACAAGGTTGCAAAGACACAGCTCATCGACCAGGCGAAAGCGGCTGCCGAGCTTCTCGGCTATCGCGGCGCCCTGAGCGTTGACAACCTGATTATCGCGGTTCTCGACACGGCCGCAACCGCCGATGCAACAACCCGCATCGACATCACCACGGCGTCAACCTACCTGACCGCTTCCACCCTTCGCCAGGCTGTGTTTGGTCTGCGCGCAGTTGACACACCCCCGAAAGCGAACGGCCTGTTCTACACCGTTGCCCACTCTCTGATCTGCTTCGATCTGGTCAACGATGCTTCCGCCGGCAGCTTCCAGGACGTGTGGAAGTACACCGACGCAGCCAAGGCATCGACGGCGGCCGGCATTGCTGGCAACCACGACGGCACACCGAATCGTGTCGCCGCTATCGGTGGCGCGGAAGTGTTCGAGTCCAACAACATGCCGAGTACTGCGAACTGGTCTACCACGCACACCGGTTACTCGACATACGTCATCGGCAAGAACGCAATCTTCGGTTCTTCGCTCGGAAAGACGGCGCTCGGGCAGAAGAATTTCGGCGTCGAACTGAAGGACTTTACGGGCGGAAACTCACTCGATCCGGCCGCTCTGATCCGCCAGGCAGTCGTGTACAACTTCTTCTTCGGGGCTTCCACTCGTCCCGGCTCCATCAACGGCTTCCGCAGAATCAAAATCTGCTCCAGCCTGTCGTAACCATCTAAGGGGGAGTGCAACGCTCCCCCGTCTTTTCCCCCTCATGTCAAAAGCCCCTGCATACATCCCCCTTTCCGAACTTCACGCCATCTCTCTCGGCGAAGCCGTGGACAAGGCGCGTGAGGACACGAAGAAACAGGCGTCAGCCAATCGCATCCCCGACCAATCGCTTCTCGAAAATCACGACATGGCTCGCGGTTCGGAGTTGGAAGCGAATGAGTTGATCCGGCGCCTCGAACGGCTGGACCCGAAAATTCTCATCCAGAAGGGCGGGATCGAAGGCGCGGTCGCTGTTCGCTACCCTCTCCCCGATGAGAACGGCGACATCAAGCCGCAATACGTTACCGGCTTCTACCTTCAGAAACTCCCTGAGTATTCCAGCGTCACTCTCGACAACATGGGTCTGCCGCATCGCGAAGTACGCGGCTGGCGCTCTGTCTTGATGGCGCTGATTGACCGGGGAATTTTGGACCGCGGGAAAGTCGATCTGCTTTTCGGCCCAGCGTCAGGTCAACGAACTGGTCTCTGGTATCGCGCGCTACAGGCGCAAGGCAAAAACTAAAGGAGAATCGCATTGGCAACCCCCAACAATAAGCAAGTGACTCTCACGCTCGGCGACTTGCAGACACTTATCCACGAGATCCGCAAGCCGGTTAAAAGTGAGAAGGAAATCCGTGACGAGGCGCGGCAGGAAGCCGATCGCGAACAGATGGCCGCGACGCTGAAGCTGGCCGAAGAGAACAGGCTGGCTCGCATTAAGAACTGCACGCACATGCGCTCGAACGGCTCGACCACCGCCGTCTATATCTCAGACCTCGGCAAGCTCTACTGCCAGGCATGCGCCGGATGGATCGACCCGCGGACTGAACCTGAAGTTTGGAACCGCATTTATCAGTTGGCGATCTGATGGCGACCCCGAAAATACTTCTCATCTCCCGCCGCACGCTGGAACACAACTTCGAGCCGCTTAAAGAGCGACTGACCGGCATCAACATTCAGATGGCGGTCGCGATAACTCCCGAAGACGCCGCAGCCGCTCAAAAGCTAACCGAAGCGGTCGGCCAGTTCCAATACACCACCGCGATCGTCGCCGACTTCACGGCAGATATGGCGGTCAACGACGACGGCTCGACGGAGCTGCTGGGTTACACCCCGGTCGTCCCGAAAGAACCTTCCCTTATTACAGAGGCGTGATGTTGAAGAAGATCATCTGCATCCTGCTGTTCCTGCCGGTCTATGCGCTGTTCGCGCAGCGGTCGCCCCAGGTTATTCCGACGAAGGCGCAGAACGATGCGACGTACGCAAAACTGGCCCCTGTGCTGAATCCTCTCGGCGCGTGGGTGGCAAACACCGCGTACGCTGTAAACGACACGTATACGCAGGCGGGTTGGTCGTACATCGTTCGGTCGGCTTACACGTCGGGTGCAAGTTTCGGAAGCGCGGATACCGCGCACGCAGCAATTTACGCGGCTTCGAGCGCGTCGTACTCAGGCGTAACTTCGGATGGAGCGAGCGGCCTGACCATCGCGGGGAAGATCGCGGCAGCGGGCGGAACGTCCGCGACCAGCAACAACTTTGCGGCAGCATCGGCGTTCACATCTCCGTGGCAGTATGCGGGCGGAGGAATCAATTTTGGTACCGAATGGAACAAAATCTATTCGTCCTACATGCCCAACGCCTACCCAAGCGATGAGTTCGATGTAGGCATCACGGTTCCCAACACAGCAGGGGTATTCCAGAGCAACGCTATCGGCGGATACGCTTCCTGCGCGCAGCCGTCAGGAAATCACTACTGCGTCGGAATTTACGGGCAGGCAGTAGCCGCACACGCCAGTTCTGAAACCTCCGCTATCAACGGCAACGCAAGTGATAACAACTTTGCAGTGATTCTTCTCCCCGGCGAGTTTAACTCGCAAGTCCAAAATGTAAGCACTACGGGCGCGAGTGTCCTGATAAATGCCAATATATCTAACTCCGGGACTGCTTATGACGGCTTCTGCGTCTCCTGCTACGGGCAGACCGGGAAATATCGCTATGGATTGAATATCGCCAATGACTCCAGTACCACAGCGGCCAATATCGGCTATATAACCAGCAGTGGGCAGGGAATGCCCATTCAGTTTGCAAGCTCGTTCGGGATATCCACGTTAACTTATGACACCGCAGGCAAGCTCAATTCAACCGCCTCTGAAGTAGCTGCACCTGCTTTCGGCACCTCGACGGTGTGTGCATCTTCTGCATCTCCGGCTGTGTGCGGAGCGTCCACTGCCGGATTTGTCGCCGTTCCTGCCGGGGGAACCACGCTAGTCGTGGATACGACCGCTCTCAGTGCCGTCTCGCAGATTCTTCTGACTTTCGACTCCTCCGTGGGAACGAGTTTAGGCGTAACCTGTAACACCAGCGTCAATCAGCCAACGGTAAGCGCGAGGAGCGCTGCAACCAGTTTCACCATCACCATGGGCAGTTCAGTAACTACCAATCCAGCATGCATCTCTTATCTGATAATCAACGCCTTATCGGTCAGCGCTTCAATGTCCGATACC